AAGCCAAAGGTGGCTCCATCTCCGCCTCCAACCGTGCCGATGGCATAGCGCAAAGGGGTAAGACTCGTGCCTAGCAAATCAGCCAAGCAGCATAACTTCATGGCGGCAATCGCCAACAACCCAGCGTTCGCCAAGAAGGTGGGCGTTCCGCAATCAGTTGGCAAAGACTATGCTGCCGCTGATAAAGGTAAGAAGTTTGCGGCTGGCGGTGCGCTGGCCAAAATTAACAAGCCAGACACTAAACATGGAGCGATGGACATGCCTTTCAAAAAACTGACCAAGTTTGCCGGTATGAAAAAAGGCGGCAAAACCAAACGATTTAACGGCGAAGATGGAAGCGATGTTGATACGGGTATCAAAAGCTATTCGGAAGGACGAAATCCCAACATTGATGACGACAGCCGCGCTAGAGCAATGGCTTTTGTTAATCGGGGTGGGGATGATTCTTCTGATACTTCCCCTGCAACCCCTGTTGCGCGTTCTGCCTCCCGTCCTGCTGCTCGCCCAGCCGCTCGCCCAGCCGCTCGCCCCGGTCCCACCCGCTCTGAGATGGCGGAAATGGCCCGTGCACCGGCTGTTGACCGTACTACGACTGGACGAGCAGCACCACTTATGGAAGACACCCCTCAAACCGGTGCAGCGTACGGTATGGCTCCGCGTGGTCAATTGGGATTGGGCCGTTTGGCAAAAAAATCAGCTGAAACATCGGATGAGAAAAAACAAGAAGTTACTGACCGTTTGGCTACCCTTGCTTCCGTAATTCCAGCTGGTCGCGGTGTTCAAGCCGCTTACCGTGGTGCTCGTGCACTGGGTGCTGGGGCTAAAGGTGCTCGTGCTTCGATGGAAAAAGCTGCTGAAAGTATGGCATCCCGTTACCGGGGTGAAACCAACCCACGCGGTTGGGAGAACATGTCGTTGTCTGAACGTGCCAAAGCAACTGGCGGATACAAAAAAGGTGGTATGACCAAACGGTTTGCCGCAGGTGGCGTAACCAAAGGTGTGGACAAAAAACTGCCTACGGGCAAACAGATGGGAGCACTCGGTATGAAATCTGGCGGAATGAAAGAGTCTAAGGCGATGGTTGGTAAGGAAGTGGCCTTCATGAAGAAGAAGGGTGCTCCCAAATCCATGATCAAACACGAAGCTGCTGAGATGGGCGCAATGAAAAAAGGCGGCATAGCCAAGTACGCCCGTGGCGGCGGCATCGAATCCAAGGGTAAAACCAAAGGCACAATCATCAAAATGGCGACCGGCGGTGTGGTCAAGTTTGCCCGTGGTGGTGGCATTGAGTCCAAAGGCAAGACCAAAGGTACGATGATCAAGATGAACAAGGGCGGCTACTGCTAATGCGCCCCTCACGCGGAATGGGGGATATCGCCCCCTCCAAAATGCCCAAGGCTAAGACCATCAAGCGGAAAGACAATCCACAGGATGTGACTATGTACGCCGAAGGTGGCGAGGTAAGCCGCGTGAATGAAGCTGGCAACTACACCAAACCGGGCATGCGCAAAGGTATATTCAACCGCATCAAAGCGGGTGGCAAAGGTGGTGATCCGGGGCAGTGGTCTGCACGTAAGGCGCAGATGCTGGCGTTGCAGTATAAAAAATCTGGTGGGGGGTATAAGTGAGTGGACTCGCCAAACCGCAAGCCAGCCTCAAAGCGTGGACACAGCAAAAGTGGCGCACGAAAAGCGGCAAGCCGTCCACACAGGGAAGCAAAGCAACCGGGGAGCGATACCTCCCGGAAGCGGCCATTAAAGCCCTATCCCCACAAGAGTACGCCGCCAGCACTCGTGCCAAGCGAGCTGGTAAAGCAGCCGGAAAACAGTTTGTACCGCAACCTAAAGGCGTGGCTAAAAAAACTGCTGCGTACAGGAAATAAGTAATGGCTACCGTACCGTACAAAACTACTGATACTCAAGCCTTTAACCTAGACCTGAACAATCTGGTTGAGGAGGCGTTTGAGCGTTGCGGACAGGAGTTGCGTTCGGGTTACGACATGCGTACGGCACGTCGGTCGTTGAACCTGATGACGATGGAGTGGGCAAACCGTGGCATTAACATGTGGACGGTGGAGCAGGGGCAGATCACGCTTACCTACACCAGCCCGACGCCTACCATTACCTATGACTTGCCAGTAGATACGGTTGACTTGCTGGATCATGTGATCCGTACGGGTACTGGCCAAAACCAGACTGACATCAACATTACCCGGATCAGCGAGTCTACCTACGCCATGATCCCGAACAAAAACGCCGTTGGCCGACCAATTCAGGTCTGGATTCAGCGCCGTTCAGGGGCTACCAACTCTGCTGGTGTGGCGGTTCCGCCCCGGATTCACGTCTGGCCAACGCCAGATAACAGCCAAACCTACACCTTTGTGTACTGGCGGCTGCGTCGGATTCAGGATGCCGGTAACGGTATTAACGGTCAAGACGTACCGTTCCGCTTCATGCCTTGTATGGTGGCGGGGCTGGCATTTCAGCTATCCATGAAACTGCCGGGTGTTGACCCTGCTCGGATTGGTATGCTCAAGGCTGAGTACAACGAGCAGTGGGAGCTGGCGGCAACGGAAGATCGTGAAAAAGCATCGGATAGATTTGTTCCGCGCCAACAGTTTATTGGCTAATCATGGGGAACAAGTTTTCCTCTGGTAAGAATGCGACTGCGGAATGCGACCGGTGCGGGTTTCGGTACAAGCTGACGGAGTTGAAAGGTTTGGTCATCAAGACCAAGAACGTGAATATTATGGTCTGCCCCACGTGTTGGGAGCCTGATCAACCGCAGTTGTCGTTGGGTCTGTACCCGGTCAATGACCCGCAAGCAGTACGTAATCCAAGGCCGGACGTAAGTTATGTCACTTCTGGTGTAGGAACTGATGGATATCCGGGTGGTGGTAGTAGAATCATCCAATGGGGCTGGAATCCGGTGGGTGGCGCAAGAGGCATTGATGCAGGGTTCACGCCGAATAACTTGGCACTGACGATTGCGATTGGTAACGTAACAGTAGTGACTTCATAGGGGTAGAAAATGGATACCAAACAGGTTAAGAAAATTGCAGACAAAGAAGTCAAGGTGCACGAGAAGCGTCTGCATGGCATGAAAAAAGGCGGCGTTACTTCCGCCAACATGAAAGCAGTTGGCCGCAACATGGCACGTGTGAACAACCAGCGGAGCCGATAATGACTAAGAATGATAAGTTTGAATTCTTCTCGGTTGATACTGCCAAGCCGATTGGCAAGTACACACAACCGAAGCCAAACACCAACTCGACCGGCAAGAACGGTTACCCTGACGAAGCCAAGTCTACCGGAATTAAAATTTACGGCACAGGCGCGGCAACCAAAGGTGTTATGGCACGTGGTCCGATGGGCTAACCATGAACTACAGTACGCTGTTCACAACGATCAAGGGATACCTTGAGAACGACTTCCCATCTGTAACCTTTTCGGATACGGATGGGTCAAGCACGTCCACGTTTACCAGTCCTGAGCAGATCAATACGTTCATCACTCAGGCTGAACAGCGTATTTTCAACACGGTTCAGTTTCCTTCGATTCGTAAGAACGTCACCGGCACTACCGCAGCAAGCAACAAGTATCTGTCGTGCCCTGAAGACTTCTTGGCCGTTTATTCGATGGCGGTGATTGATAGCAGTGGGACGTACTATTACTTGTTGAACAAGGATGTCAACTTCATTCGTGAGTCGTACCCAACTCCAACGGATACCGGACTTCCTGCGTACTACGCCCTGTTTGGGCCAACCGTATCTTCGCTCTCTGTTATCAGCAATGAACTGTCTTTCCTGCTTGGCCCAACTCCAGACGCTATCTACTCTATGGAGTTGCATTACTTCTATTACCCGGAGAGCATCACAACCGCATCCAGCGGCCAAAGCTGGCTGGGTGATAATTTTGACAGCGTGTTACTTTATGGTTCGCTCGTAGAGGGCTACACCTTCATGAAGGGTGAGGCCGATTTGATCACCGCCTACAACGGTAAGTACATGGAAGCACTGGCAATGGCCAAGCGTCTGGGTGATGGCATGGAGCGTCAAGATGCGTACCGCAGCGGTCAGTACCGCCAGAAGGTGACCTGATGGCTTTCACCGGTAACTACGCAACCAACACCTACAAGAACGGGCTGAATACCGCTACGTTCAATCTTGGCACGGGCACGACGCAGGTATTTAAGATCGCGCTGTACACAAATACGGCTACTTTGGACGCAACCACCACGGCGTATGACGCTACCGATGAAGTGTCTGCTACGGGTTACACGGCGGGTGGTGAAACGCTGACGGTCAGTCAAGTGCCTACGGTCGGTTCATCTGGCACGACCTCGTACTACTCGTTCTCCAACGTCACTTGGTCTGGGTCGTTTACGGCGCGTGGCGCGTTGATCTACAAGTACGACGGCTCTGCCAACCCAGCGATGGTTGTGCTGGACTTTGGTAATGACAAGACCTCAACCGGCACGTTCCAAGTGCAATTCCCAACCGCAGACAACACAAACGCAATCGTGAGGATATCGTGATGGTGCTGACCACCAAAGGTGAGATGGATGAGTCCCTGCTGGAGAAGCGTGAAGGCTCCGTGGACAACGAAATTGAAATGACCACTTGGGTTGAGTACTGGCTCGATGGTGAATTGGTGCATCGTTCTGCGCATGTCACGCTGAAAAAGCCCGTTACTTTTGGCGGTGAAGCCGCCGCTTTTGCATAAAGG